ACATATATTGCCCACAAGGACCACAATGATCCTCATTAGCTAGATCTATTTTGTTATTCATTTTCTTATCGCAAGTTTCAATACTCCATCTACCCAAAATTTTTTTACTGTCATTTACAGCTCTTTTTAGTATGGAGTTTATAATTCTCATATTAAATTAATATATCATTATATCTTTATATTATAAATATAAACATATTATGCGATTGATATGTTAAAATGAGTAAAAAATAATTATTTTGATACTTAAATTATTTCTACAACATGTTCATCCATTTGTTTTCTACCTTTGTATAATGTTCTTGAATGGTCACGCTTGAGTGCTGGGAAAGTGTTGTCGACTGCGAGTGGGGTCGTACAAAGGAAATATTCGTATGGCATATACGTGCCATTTTTTCTTTTTTTTTGTTGTTTTTCCCAATCCCATTCCAAGTTTTTGGCTAGTTCTTCAAATGTCCCTATAAATGTTTTGTCACGCATAATTTCGTGGCTAGCTCCTTGTTCTTTTATAGTCATATCAACATATTCTATAATTTTATAACCATTTTCTAGACTAGAAAACACGTCGGTAGGAGTATAATTAAACCAGCCATTTGGTTTCCCATTGACTAGTATAGCATCCAATCTATAAATAAGATAAATCGATGGCGTCGACATACTGATAATGTATATATAAAACTAGTAACCATCTTAAACAAATCAATTTTTTGTTTTATGGAGGAACTAACAAAGACAACTTTGTTAAATTTTGGATGTATTTCATTGTCTTTGCTTGATTCTCGGCAGTCATTTGCTTAATTGGATTTCTAAGACGGTCAATGGCTTCAATAATCTTTTCGGAATTGTCATTTCTAGACAAGTCAGTTGTATAATCCTTTGAAATAAAAAAGTTAATATCTCCAGATTCTATTTGGGTTTTATAAGGGGTAACCACATACTTAATCCAAACACGAACTAACAATTTAGGATTAGCCTTTCTAATAGCCAACAATGCGTTTTTAGCGGTTAGAATATCCGCATCTTGTGGAAACACGCTTTGAATATCATTTACAAATTCCGCAAAATGGTCGTTGAAGGCTGATAATATACTAGTCATTTACTTTAATTTATTGAAATTCTTTAAATGATATTTTTATTTAATATATAAAATATTATATTAATATATATGGAAATAACTCGACAAGAAGAAGAAGCATTAGGCGCAACCGAAGCAATTAATAAAAGAAAAGAATCGCAACAAATATTAAAAAAATTAAAACCTATTTTTGAAATAATTAAAGGCGAAGGCATTGATTTAGATGATACAAATCCCGACGAATTAAATAAACAAATTGAAGAAAAATTGTACGCCCCATTACAAGAGTTATTAGTTCATAATGGAATTACCAATGTTTCAAACTCGCAATTTTTATCTTATTATGAAAAAAGCAAGTATAACTTTGGTGGAAAAACAAAGAAATCCAAGAAGTCTAAGCAATCTAAGAAATTAAAGAAATCCAAGAAATCCAAGAAATTAAAGAAATCTAAGAAATCAAAGAAATCTAGAAAAACCAGAAAACATTAAAACTTCTTTTAAAAAGCAGTGTAAAAATCTACTAATTTATTAATATATTCTGTCGTATCGACGTAGCCTCCGATAAATGCGTTACCATCAAAAACCATTGGGAACATTTTGTAGTCTTTTTTTGCTATCTCTTGAATAAATTCTAGAAACGCTTCTTTATTATCCACCAAATAATCATCACAATCAATGACAACGAATTTTACATGTTTATCAGATAACAATTTCTTTACTTTTACACAATTTGGACACCCACTTTTGCTGTAAACTGTGATTTCATCTGCTTGTGGTTTTATAAATTGGGGTACACGGTTTTGATTCATCGCTTAAAAATATATATAATCATATAAATCTTTTTAAGTATTTTATTTATAATTAATATTAGACAGTTCTTGATCTCTTCTGCGTTGTAGCGCCTCTACACTCATTTCGCCCTCCTTAAGTTTATCCGACTTATATTCATGATCATCTTGCGGCAAGTGCATTGATAAACTGTTAGAATCATTTAAAGACACATAGTTGTGCATTTGTCTTAACCCCCCATCTCCCTTAACACTCATTTCGGTATCAGATTGGTCTAAAAAACTAAAATTGTCGGAAACGATGCCCCCTCCAAATGCGCTACCAAATCCACCAAATGCGCCGAAACCATCTTGAAATGTTACCGGTTCCATGTTGTTTTTAGTGGCCTCTTGAACTTGCTTAACTTGCTGCGGTTTTAAATGATTGTAAATATCATCGCCATAAATAACCTTGTAATTCTGATTTAGTAACAAGAGGGCCGGCACACGAGTAACATTTTCGGGCATAATAATTTTTTGATTATTGGGTAATACAATATACACCTTGCCATTCTCTTTTACACGTTTATCAATACATATGAAATGGATATCTTTGGAATTTTGGGTTTTGGTCACGGTTTGTAATAATTTTTTGGATGGCTCGCAAAAATTGCTATAATAGAGGATCGAACTCATTTACAATAGTTAAAGGTTTTTCCGCTAAATTTTTAACTCATTGTTGTTTATTTTTGTTTATTGTTGTTTATTTACAAAAAATTGAAATTAATAATATATAATATTAAATATACAACATTATATAAAGACAATGGCCGCTAAAGTTACCGATTTAAAAGAGGAGGATGGGACTCTCACCTTTACTATTTCAAACATTGATGTTTGTTATATCAATGCCGTGCGGCGAACCATATTATCTGATATACAAGTCGTAGCCTTTAAAACTACACCATATGAAGAAAACAAGGCGAACATTATTGCTAATACCAGCCGGCTACACAATGAAATTGTTAAACAACGGCTAAGTTGTATTCCCATTTGTTTAGACCCTAAAACTAATTTAAAAAACTACTTATTAGAGGTCGATGTAGAAAACAATACCGACACCGTTTTATATGTCACAACCAAAGACTTCAAAATCAGAGACACCGTAACAAATTCCCTTTTGGAAGACGGCGCTACAAAAAAGATATTCCCACCATTTATTCCTCCCACTGGCAGCGGTGAATATTATATTGATTTTCTAAGATTAAGACCACGTATTTCCGATGAAATTCCCGGAGAGCGTATTAAGCTCACATGTGAATTCTCTTCGAGTTCGGCTCGTGAAGACAGCATGTTCAATGTAACTGGTACTTGCTCTTATGGTTTCACTGTAGACCAAGAAAAAATGGAGGAGCAATTGGAAATTCGCAAGCAAAAATGGAAGGACGAGGGCAAGACAGTAGAAGAAATTCGGTTTGAAGCACAAAATTGGAAATTATTAGAAGGATTACGTTATGTAAAATCCAAAAGCTTCGATTTTATCATTCAATCGGTTGGCATTTACGAAAATACCGAGATTATTATTAAGAGTTGCGAATTTCTCATGGACAAGTTAACCCATTTCGACCATATGTTAGACCAAGATGAAGTCCCAATTAAACCGTCGGACAATACACTTGAAAACTGTTATGATGTTACACTTGTTAACGAGGATTACACGTTGGGTAACATTCTGAATTACGAGCTTTACACAGTGTTTTATACGGATTTGAAAGCATTGGACTATGTTGGCTTCAAGAAGATGCATCCACATGACAATTATAGTATTTTGCGATTGTCAATAACAGATAAAACTAAGAGTATATCAACCGTAAAAACCATGGTAAAAAATGCGTTGGAAAGAGCCATCAAAAAAGTAGAAAGTATTAAGGGCTGTTTTGATGGAACAAGACGCGATCGTTAAATCATTATCATCATTGTATCATTTTGCTATTTTTTATAACATTATATTTGTGTATAATGTTAATAATATTTTTTGTCACTTTTTTATCACTTTTACTATTTTTCATAATAGATCTAAATGATAGACTCAGATTTTATCGTATCTATGTAACGCTTTCTCAAATTGTGATTTAAACTATACATCAACAATGAAGGCGATAATTCGTTTACATATTTAATAACCACTGTATTGGTTACAAATAAATTGCTAGGTCTAAGCTCATTCAAAAATTTCGCATGAAGTTTGAACATATGTGTTCTATATTGGTCTGGGAACTCTCTCAGCGGTTTCTCCTTTTTTACATAACAATCGATGTAGTTTTGATGAAGCGTCTTTGTAAACATGTGAATTTGGTCTCTGTATTTTGACAACTGATCCTTGGTTTCCGGATAATATTTAATAAATTCGGGAACCTTACCCGAGTGTCTTAAAGACAAATACTGATATTGTAGTTTTGTTTGATTTCCTCTTAAAAACCGCACCTCCTCGTAAATGGGGTTTCTAATCTTGGTTCTCTCGCCCGTTTTCTTATTCTTGATTACTACTCCCATTATATCATATGGTGTATTTGGTGACGCAAATTGGTCAACCAACTCCGAATAACTGGTGAAATCGTATTGCTTGGGAAACTGAATCTTCGCCAAATGCCACAAACCAGCTGTTTTTACAACGTCTAAGTCTTGCTGAATTACGTCATACGTATCGGTTTTAGACTCGTAAACAATCTGGTAAACCTCGACCAAATACAATTGTGGCTTCTTAATAGGAATTACAATACGATTCGATGGATGCTGTAATACAAAACTATAACAATACAATGGATTCAGCGTGCTAAAATTAAAATTATGCTCGGCACATGCTTCCAAGAACATTTTATTAAACGTCTTATCGGAATCCTTATAAAACGATACATTCGCACCCACTGTATTACGAGTAGAAATCTGCCAACAACCATTAATTCCACAATTGTAGTCGTAAAATACGTTAATCATGGTTCCTTCTACGAATTCTTCAGCAACTATATCATCCACTTTGCTGGGATATTCGCTAATAAATGTATCCGCAGATAATGCTTTTGGTGGCGAAAAACAGACTACTTTGTAGTCGACGGATACAATAACCGACCTTAGAAGTCCGTATGTAGAAACAGTAGACGAAAATAGCAATTCCTTATTGTAACCAACAATGGTATAATTTATATTTTCTTTAGTAGTATAACTACGAATAGAATAAAATTTTTCCAAATTAGCGTCTACTGTACCATGAATAGCATCATTAAACCCCGGAATCTCTGATAAATGATATGTCGGATAGGTCATTATTTATAATATATAAACGATTATCTTTAAATAATAATACATATTGTTTATAACTTATATTTTAGGATTATTGATAAACATGATATAAAAATTTCTCTCTACTAATTATATTATGTCACAACAATCAAAGAAAAACGAATTAGAGGAAGGCGAAATAGAAGAAGATGAACTAACAAACAACGATTTGGAAGAAGGTGAAATTGAAGAACCAAATAATGTAAATCCCCAATTAAATGAATTGGAAGAAGGAGAACAAGAACAAGAACAAGAACAAGAACAAATTTTGGAAAAAGAACAACCAAATAATGAGAACAAAGAATCCGAAATTTTGTTAAAACTAGGCGATATTATTTTAATTACCGACCCTACCAATGAAATACTAAATAACAACGTATTTTTAATTGAATATATTGACCCTACAAAAATGAAGCTGATTAATAGCGAGACATTTGAAAAGGTTATACTACCTATTTCAGTCGATGGTCTCATTGGAGACGGTTCCATTCAAACCATCAAGGTCATTAGCAGTAATCCCAAGGAAGGCTATGCTAAACAAAATGACCTTCTACCCGGAACATGGGTAAACATTTATTTTGGAGGTGAAGTACCTACCATCATTACTGGTAAAATTACCAATTTGGAGGAAGACATGATTGAATTACGTACTTTAGACGGAGACACATTATTCATTAATTTTGATTATCATGGTATTCCGGAAGATTTGCCTATCGAAACATTTGAAATTAGACCCGCGATTAAAGAAGAAACGGCAGATCAACTCGTTGAAAGAGGTGAAGAAGAAGCGCAACAATCCGCTTTTGAAGAGGTCGATCAACAGTTTCCTCAACAAGTTAGAGAAAAGGTACAAAAAATGTTGTTTGACTTGAATGATTTGGAGTTCGGTGATATTGTCACTGTAGAAGAATATGTCAACATAGACAAGGACAAATACAGATTCAACATTGAAACCCAGACAAATGATTTACTGGAAGAACTCGTATCGTCAATTCCTAGTTCAAGAAGAACTAACAATGTGTTAAATAGCATACATATCATGATTACGCGTTTTCTTCAGCTAAGACGTATAGCATCCACATTCGACAATAATAAAAACATTAATGGTATTATTAAGCGAACTGCGAATGACCGTCCTCTAGCGGAATATTTGGCTGAATTTAAAAACAGTCTGTATTGGATTATGTTTGTAGCGAAAAACGTGAAGAAAATTTATCCGGATGGCAGCAATCCAGAATACAAACAATACAATGACTACGAAACAATCAATGAGAATACGAATCTACTCGAAATAGAAACATTGTTTAAAAACTATCGTTCAAATCAAGGCGCAGAGGGTCAAAATAAGTATACCAATCTGTATCATTCATTGGACCCGTATTTAACTCCCTTTTATTCGTTGAATCCGGATGCGCAATCCAGTGTATTCGATTCCCCCAATGGAATCATTATAGAAGGCGATGTTCAAACCAATGTAAATGCGATCATTGATAATTTGGGACAATTGTATTCAACAGTAATTGCTAAGTCCGAACTAACAAATCGTAAATTTATAATACAAAAATACAATCTGGGAATGGATAAGTTACAAGCGACCAATTTGAAAGGACCACGAATGGTGGCACATAAAGTGAAATTGACACAAAACGACCCTATTTCGATTAGTTCCATTGTAACCTTACCAGAACCCACTGTGCGTTTCTCACAAGTAAATTTACCCGGCTCTAATTTGTTAGTAAAAGCCAATTTGAATCTCCATTTTTTGAATTATTGGGAGCTCCTCAAACAAAAAACAGCTGTAACACCGATAACCATTGACGGTTTAGATAATGAATTAGAATACGATGATACCAATTTTGTAGACAATATAAAGCAATATTTGTTAGATTTATCTGAATATGAGAAACCATCCGACCTAACAAATCTAGACATTTACAAAATATTTTTGCGTACCATTATTCCCAAGATTCGTGTTTTGTTTTTGTTAGTTAAAAAATATATTAAAGGTCGTTTATCATTAGTCGATGTCATTAGCTATTTGGAGCCTTTTATGATTTACTCCATTGATTTGACCTATTTACAATACAAAGAAATCAATGAATTTATTGTAGAAAAGATAAGAGATTACAATCGTTTATACAGAGAATATGGTATGGCATTTTCAACTCTAAGACATATACGTGCGTCTAGTAAACAACAAGTGACAAAAGATACGCCATATGTATATTCTAACGAAGTATTTACACTGTTAGATAATGTAGCAGATGCTAGTCTAAAGCTAAATATATTCCAAGATTATGGGTTTGATGATCCGAGTCGTATGACCATTTCGGGTTCAGAGTTTTTAAAGCAAATCACAGTCGCTGATTTTGGAAATCTGTATAATACAGCGGTTGCGCTGACCAATTTACAGTTAATGTATCCAAATGCGCTTAGCGCCGTATTTGATATGGATAAGGACCGACTAACAAAAATAACGGAAAAGGATAAAGCAAATGACAAGTGTTCGTCGTATATCATTGCTAAGAAGTATTATTCTAAGGAGGCACTTTTAGAAGACAATGAAAAACCGGTCTTTTTTGATAAAGATTATGATACAACTAATTATGATTTAATTAATGAAAAATATAGAAAGCAGCGGGAACAGTTGTCCAACGAGGATTTTATACTATTTTTAACCGAAGAATTTATGACTAAGAAGAAGATGGATGAGCAATCGGCAGAATATATAGCAGAAACACTGGTGAACCAAGCAAAACGCGTAAGAGAAGGCGACTTTGCTTTGTTAGTAAATACGACAGAGGATGAGATGCCGGATTCATTAGAATATTATGTAAGAAACAATGATATTTGGGTTTTAGATAAGGATATTGACCCCAATGCGTTTATAGAAGACAGTGATATTTTATGTAATATACAAAACATTAATTGTATTAGTAATCCAGCATTAAAGGAAGAAGATAAATGTGAATCATTGAATGTAGCAAAAGATACCATAATTAAAAACACATTGTCGCAGATTCTTGAACAATTTGACAAGAACTACAATATTTCAAAAGAAGAGCTAAATACGCAAATACATAAGCATTTGAATTACTATAGTAAGACGTTTGATAAGCTACAAGCTTTAAAACGCAAGCAATTTTTCAAGTATAATGACCAAAAATATGAAATTGGTCTAACGGTTACAGACGATTTAAAAGAGCGAATTGTGTCCCCCTATGTAAAGTTACGTGATTTAATCATGGGACAAAACGATTTTATTAAAAAGCAGACAGATATCATTCGATTTGTTAGTTTATATTGTCGTGCTGGCGACCCAACTATCCCCAATATTCATGATGGTGAAATGGAAAGCGAATGGTGGCTTTATTGTAAGGAAACGAATACCAAGTTGCTTCCCGGATTTTATTTTATTCTAGCGGACGCTTTCATTACAAAGAATAGTGAATATGAAAATGTGCTCAATCAATTAAAGAGGGACATTGGAAAATTAGGCGATGATGGCGATGCGTGGGTAGACAAACATAGTGGAGAGATTATTTGTTACGTAGACTATGATGTATCCGAAGGTTACAAAGACGGTTTTGTAGATAGAAGTCGAGATTTAATTGAACAAGATGTGGGTGAAATAATAATTGAACAGCAAAAGGACAAACAAAAGGTGAAGAAGCGATTGAGTCCAGAGGGTGAAATCGTGTCCAATATCATTTCTATCATGTCATCCAATATGGGTATTAATATCGAGTCATCTCGCGATTTTATTATAAAGGTGGTAACTGAATTGGTAAACGACACAAAGATTTTGGAGAAAGAACCGGCTTATAGAAAACGAGAGGAAGAAGCCGCTAAAAAAGGAAAGAAATTGCCGACCTATACACTCGTCTACAGTTCCACGCTTATTTATTTATCACTCGGAATGTACTTGGTTGGTATCCAAACGAGTATCCCTTCGGTAAAAACACGCAAAACAGCACCCGGTTGCGTCCGTTCTTTTACGGGATTCCCATTCGAAGGTGAGGGCGACGACAGTGCGTTAAATTATGTAGCATGTGTGGCATTAAAAAGCCGCGACCCAACTACAATTCCATGGAATGCGTTGCCGAAAAGCGAGGAAAAAATAGCCGCAACTATCAAGTCCTTTATTATACGATACTTGCTTCCTTATGGAGAGGTGGAGCAAAAGATAAAGGAAAAAACCGAGTATATTTTGGTAGAGCCAGACGAAGACATCCCAGAAGAATACAATGTCAATAAATGGACCAACTTTTTACCGCCTTTGAAACGATTTCACGTAAAGCATTTGGAAAATGTATCTGCGGGTTTTACAGAAGAGTTACAGAACGAGTTGTATACGGGTAATCACAGACAATTGGAGAAAATATTGGTTGTGGAATCTAAAATTATCGCGTTCTCTCTGGCGATTCAAGAAGCCATTCAAAAATTGATAGAAAAGAAAGCATTATTATTGAAATCTGGTGGTCAAATGTTTATGGATAATGCTTGCTGTAATGAGAGGGGAAAGAACACACTAACAACGCTACAATATTTCGTTGAGGAAGACAAGAATATCGAATTTTATAATACGATTGTCTATCAATTAAGTGCGCTAATTAAGGATATCAAGACTCTTACGCAAAGTGCTATAATGATTTCGGAAGTAAATACCAAGCGTTCATATCCGTCTATTACAACTGAATTTAGCGAGGAAACAATTTATCAAGCATTTATAGTGTTGTGTAAATTTCAATCGACGATTCCCTTAGGTGAAGAATTAGCTGCTATTTGCGTGGACAAACCGGATTATTTGAAGAAATTGGATTCTATCCAAGAGAAGATTGCGCAATTAAAGCGAGATGGTAGAAATTACACGAAAGAGCAGTTTTTGCGTTTGTTCCAGATTGTGAGTAGGAACAATATAATCCGAATGTCTTTAAACATAGATAATATTTCTTGTACAACAAGACTAAGAGAACTGTTAACAAGGTTTGACGAAGAAAACAATGAAAATGTCCCCAAAGTATTAGTTCAACGTTTAGACAGACTGATGGAAAATGCGGATGTATTATTGGAAGAAGATACCAAAGACATGCGTTTGTTTAAAGACTACTTAGCTACCGCGAACGATAGAATGCGCAAGGATGTCCTAAGTTTCCTCAAAAGCAAAGCAAAACTAACGGGTATAGAGTTGAAAAATATTACGAAATTTTTAACTGACTTAACCATATGGAATTTTGATACAAATCCTAGAAACACGGATATAAAAATATCAGATGATGCTTTGTATAATTATACCAATTTCTTTAAAAATTTTATAGAATTGTTTTCCATTGTTTTCCCCACAATGATAATAAACCAGCAATTACATACAATTGACCCGCCAAAATATTGGGGATTGTCGAGAGACCATGTTCATGATGTTATGGAAATGGTAAGTGGATTTTATAAACCATTGGAGAAATTTTATGGAAACAATACTATTAAAAATGTGCTCAGAGAAATTCAAAATAAGTCGCGACCTTTACATTTGTTGTCCAAATATACGCCGATTTTCTCGAATATTAAGATTGGTGAAAAGGAACTACATGGTATATTTGAGAAAAGAACCGTCACGCTTTTATACGAATACTACTTTTTAAGTCTTTTAAATGAATATGTTGCGCTAACGCAAGACCCTTCATTAATATCCCGAATATTAGTTGCGCCTACTAGTAAAGACCCCGAATTGTTTAGCGGCGACTTTTTAGTAGAACAGCAGATGAGATTCACTGAAGATGAACAAGAATTTATGGAAGGCGATGTGGTGAAATTGAAACAAGAGGTCGCAAAATTGATGTCTAGTTATTTAACTATCATGATGCGCTCCAAAAAGACAATCAATGTTTCATATGATGACGTTGAAGACCGTGTATTCAAATTAAAGGAAGCCGAAAAATATACATTTACAGACCGTTTAAGAGATATGACAGAAGAGGAGCGTGCTGTGGACACGATTCTCAAGCATCATAAATTAGGCGCTCTTTATAGTATTGGGTTGTCAAAAGGTATAAAAGAATACGATCCAGAGAATTTCGACCACGATAAAAAAGTAGCAGAAAAAGTGGCGGAAATACAAAACAGACTAAAACGACAAAGACGAGATGCTGATGGAGAATTAGATGATGCTTTAGAAGAATTAGAAACAGACCGTGGTATTGAAGAAGATTTAGCAATGGACGCAAATGAAACCGAGGATTATAATGATGGCGATCCGTGGGGTGATGAATACGAAAATCGTGAAGATTACGATTAAATGTAGAAGGACTACGAATTATATAACATAGTTATTACATAGTAAAAAAAAGTAATAATAATATATATGTTAAAAACATTTACAAGAAATAATACAACTCTAGCAGCTGTTTTGTTATTTTTAATAATATTTATAATTATCCAATATTCTCAACCAGCATTCTTATACAATGTAGACGGTACCATTAAAGAATTTGGCATCGGTTATAAAAATAAAACGATATTACCCATATGGCTTTTGTCTATACTTTTAGGCATTCTATGCTATCTTTTTGTGCTGTATTATATGATTAGTCATCGGCTTTAAGTTTAAAAATTAAATACTATATTTTTTAACTTAAAGAAAAGTGCGTCGAACTTTTGTTAGTTGCTGGTATACGTTACTGAGTTATTAAGCTCTTGTTGTTTATCTACCTCTGCTTGGTGCTGTAGATATGCTTCGCGTTCTTGTTTTATTTGAGCGGCGTCCTTGACACATCCCTTTGATGCTAAGTTGGGTCCAACAATTGACGATACTAACAATGCGCTATAAATATATAAAACAGCTTGTCCAATGTCGTCTTTAAGTGTCACCACCTTTAATAGTTCTTGCTGTACAGCTATATCATTTACTAAATCTGGTTTAATTAATGGCTTCAAAATAGTCCATATATTCAAGAAATTATCGGGATTCATTTGATTGAATATGATGGTTTTGTCACCACATATTTTGACAATAGCCTCGGCTGCTTTTGCGAGATCGCTTTTTAATTGAGGATCATTCGTTTTTTCGATTTCATCATTTATGTCGGTACTTCTTAATACCATGCTTAAAATATCATTGGCTTGGTTTGCGGTGAGAAAATATCCGACTACATCCGCAGTCGAACGTTTAAAAATCGGAAATACATATATGACTGCTACCAATAAACCGAAAATAAGAATCCATGGAATAAATGTGAATAATGCGGCTGTTCCGAAATTTTTATTCAAAGAGCCACCACATTTAGACACAAGATAGGAGACGTTTAAAAAGAACTGTGTAATTATAATAACTGCTACGTAAATGCCTAATCGACTAGCATCGGATTTATAAAATTCGCTTAATTGTTCATCTGACTCTAATGCTTGTAATGTGATTTGTGGTTTGCCTAAATTGGGAAAACTGAAATATATAATAGTTATAACAGTAAATAAAAACAATGATAATACAGATATATCCATATAGATAATTGGTATAATTTTTTTTTGTTTTTTACAGATAAATAGTAATGAATGCTTTTTCTGAAAGACCGATGCTAACAGAACCGGGCGTTAAATTCTTTTTAAGCGAAAGTTTAAAACAATGCCATAAATTCAAAGAAAAACATCAAAATACAATATTAAATATCGGTTTATTTATAGGATTTTTAATAGTTTTAGGAATATTATTACTATATAAATTCAAAGGTAAACTAACACCCGAAGAAATAGAAGAAAAAGAAATGGATAAAAAACGTTACATAATGTCACGCATTAAAAATTACCAAGATGCCAAGGTCAAAGCGCAACAAGAACTGATAACCGGGCTCCCACAATGGGAAAACGAATATGATATGATTCATGACACCATAGAAAAAAAGTTAAGGCGATAGAATAAATATATAAATATACATTATAATGACAGAAGAGAAATTAACACCTATTGAAGCCATTAGTGAGTATTATAGGTTGAAAGAAATATACAAAAGTGACTACTATGAGAAATATATTAGACCTATTTTAAAATCAAAAAAGACTAAAAGAGAGAAACGTGTGGAATATTCACGATTGCCTAAACCGGAATGTATCAATTGTAAAAGAAATGTTGGCACTATTTTTTCTATTAATGTCAACGAAGCCGAATATTTACGTACATTTGTAGCAAAATGTGGTGATTTACGGTCACCTTGCCCATTAGATATTCAAATTAATTATTCCATGCGCGAAGGTTATGAAAAAATGATTGTAGAAGGCTTAAAAAATATCGACAACCTTAAATTAGATATTATCAAGGAGAAAAACAATGTCCTATTTTTTAACGCACAAATAAATAGCAAATTTGCTGATTTAACAAGTGAACTAAAAGCAGAATCCGAAAACACTGGATTGGTCATCGAAGGAGATATATTGAAAAACGATAATCCGGCCAAGGCTCAATTATTGCGTAAAACAATTGACGATTTTGGTAAGGGGTTATTGCTCCCGTTTAAACAGATGGTTCAAGAATATGTAGATACCGATAACGAGTTAATTTTGAATCGCGCCGTAAGATTTTATGTCGATGAAATGATGCCCAAATTAAAAGAAATACAGAGCTTAAAATATCAAGTCAATTTCGTCGAATACGATGATAATGGTGAGTATAAATTAATACAAATGCCCAACTCAATAGAAAGCAAGGAATATTGGTCAGCTAGACAAGATAAGGTGCTTAAATTTGTTAGGGGCACTAAGGGTAGCGCAAGCTCTGTTAAATCACCAACTACAAAAAAATCAAAAACAACTACGAATAAGGGTACGTTAAAGGTGAAGCATTTGGGACAAAAATTGGAATTACAAAATGCGACAGAGGCTTTAGAAGAATTGGAGCAATCGGTACCACTACCCTTACCTAATCCTAGTGCGTAAAAACCTTCTAAACAAGAAGATAATCTCATTGTAGTGCTGTAGTGCTGTAGTACTATCGTATTTTACATTATATACAATTACAATGCCGATTTTTTTATAATATATATATATATATATATATACAAATGGAAAACGGAAGAATGATGGTGTTACATTCTGCTATAATCGGTATTTTATTATAC